TTCTCTGGCTTCTTCTTATCTGCCATCATGCCACCGACTTCTTATGCTTGTATCGGATTGGGGCTTTAGGTTTTCTCACTATGCCACCCTTCTTTCGCTTTAATCCAGCGCCACCAGATTCGTACTTACTCTCAGTGACATTTGTTTGAATATTCTTTTGAGGCTGCTTACCAGCCCGTGCTCCGATGTTCCTGCGCCGTCTTGGCATTACTTACTCTTTTTCTTTTTAGACATTCCCGCTTCGCTCATTGCAATCGCAACTGTTTGCTTCTTTGATTTAACAACTGGGCCTTTACCAGGACCCTTCTTACCGCTATGAAGTTTGCCTTCTTTGTATTCCTTCATAACCTTTTCAACTTTACCCTTAGCCTTTTTAGTTGCCATCATCTTCCTCTTCTACTTGGTCATCTAATTCTACTCTATCAAATTCAAAGAGGGATGGGTCTAATAACTCCTCAAAATTTCCCACGACTAATTTGCGTAGGTTTGGAACTGAGGATCGTTGACTAACTCCTCCTGGCTTACTAGGTTACAGTCAATAGTTACTACTGAGTAACGTTCGGCATATCTTCCACGAGGTAAGACTCTGGTAGGAATAAATACTTCGTCCTGGAATACGACACGGTCCTTGATGTGCTGGTTTGGATCTGTGATCATTGCAGGGAGTAATCTATTTATATCCGCCACAGATACAACAAGGCGCAAGGTATCTACTACGTAGAATCCTCGTTCATTCATTATGTTTGTACCACGCATTAATTGCGCCAAAATTACGGGCAGATCAAAAGGCTCATTCCATCTACGACCCTTAGCAGGATCTTGATTTGATACATCGTAGATTGGATCTACATAATTTCCATAATCTGCTGCAAGGGCTGCATCATCCCAAGTCCACCAATTAACAGTTGTTCCAACAGGATCACGAAGTTCGTCAACCATGCCCTCATCCATAGAGAGGGTTTCAAACCCTATCTTAAATCGTCCTTGGACTTTAGAGCCACGCATACTGTGGATTATCCCCTAAATTATTTTTGTAATCTGCCCCAACTTATCTTGTTCCACGCTCTTTCGTGAAAATAATATAAGACAAAGTTAATACCGTTAGTCAATACTGTTCCTACGCCTGCCAATTTAGCCTCGCCAGTCAAAGCATAAATACAAGCAAAAGTAACAAAAACGGCTACTACTCTCCAAGTAAGGGCTTTAACTAAAGACCTAGATTTAGCAACTTTCATAGCAATAAATCAGGTCGCTTGCCAGCAATAATTTCTGCTGCTGTGCCGTTCCAATAAATCTTGCCATCGCATGCTATGTTCATCTTTTTTTCACCGTCAACAAAACTGGACTCTCCGTAGACATAACCATTAATTTCAAGGTGGCTTGCCAGTGTTTCACCTTCTTTAGTAATTATTCGCCAAACTAAGTCTCCATCGCCTACCTTGGTGTTATAGCGAATTTGAAAATGTTGATTTGGTTTAAAGAACCATTTCTTAAACTTCTCAATCATTATTACCCTGCCTTTGATTTGTGCGGTTAAGAATCCATCGCAAACGGTTCGAGGCTGTTAATTGAAAAGCAAAGGGGATTATAGAGTGAATGAAACAAACAACCGCTGAAAACAAAAGAGTCACAACAATAAGCCACGCTTCAACCATATGCTTAAAATAGTTTTCGTGAACTAACTTAAGGTGTTTCATATTCTCATTTCTTTACGTTTTTGCGTAGCGCTGATAGCCTGCGTCGCAGCATCTAATTCCACCTGTTCTATCTTGTACCCAACATCTCTACCATATACGATGTTGGTGATATTTGGAAATCTTACAACCATGGCATCCTTCATTGCTGAGTCTTTATCAATGTAAAACTTAACTTGATCAAAGGAGAGTGGGTCTTTTTCACTGGTTCCATGAGTGTTCCGAACTCCAAGAACAACTTGGGCTGTGCGTTTACCAGCCTCATTGTAGAGGGCGTGATGTCCTTCATGCCATGGTTGGTAACGACCAAGCATCAAGGTAGTTGGTTTCTTCCAGTCATGTAATCCTGTAGTAGCAAGAACAATCTGCACCTCTTCTTCAACGGTACAGTCATTACCAATTCTTGCGCTGTAATCTGTTGGGTCTTCCCACATCTTATTTGTATCAGCAAAGCGACTCTCATCAATGCGGTCCACCCACACTAAATAATCGGGCTTACCAAATGCTTTACGAGTCTCATACGTTGGGCAAACAAAATCAACAAGTACTGTGCGTCCCTGTGAGTGTAGTAATCGTGCAAGGGCTCCCATACGACGAGATTGTTCAATTCGATCTTCTGAAGTAAACCCCAAGTCTTTGTTTAAATCAGCACGGACCTCATCAGCGTTTAGATGTATAGCATCTGTGTGCTCCATTAGCGCCTTGGCTAGTGCGGTCTTGCCTGTTCCTGGTAATCCAATAATTTGAATAATCATTTTTTCTCCTTACACTCCTTCTGTGAAAACAAAGTCTAAAGCATTGCCATACTTGTTTATTATATAATCTGATAAAATAAGTTTAGGTTGAGTTTTATTTGAATGAATTTTACTTTGTATAGTATGTAAATCTTTTATTCCTTCATAATCAATATGTTTATCTAATTGTTTTATGTTTTCAAAATTGTACTCAAAACTATTTACACCTATAAATTGATGAATTTTATTTAAAACTATTTGAGGGTTTGTTATTAAATCTGCGTACCAAATAAAAAGATTATTTTTTGGATTCTTTAAAGAAGAACCAATAGCCAATAATGAACGACCAATGCTGTTTTCTGGTTTCATTAACCACTCACATCTAACATCATTAACCTCCCTGTAATACTTAACAAAAAAATCTTCATTTGCAATAGCGTGGTCAATATAATTATTTGGATTTTTTTCTGCTAACTTTACAAAAGAACTTAATACTTCAAGAATAGGTCTTAAAATAAAAATAGTTTTTGGATTTTTATTAAACATCTGTTGTGCTGGAATATTGCCTGGAGTTCCCCAATGTCGGTTTTTGTCAATTATCACAGGTTTTTTTATATTTGAATAAAACAAATTTCCTAAAGATTGTAATGTGTTATCACACTCTTTTTGTCTTAAGCCCATCTTGTATGGTTCAGAATCATATATTCCGTGGTGTAAAGCAAAATACATATCTAACAAATTACTAGATGGGCTAGCGTAAACTTTTGGATGTTGATTAAGAATTGCTGTTAAAAGAGTACTTCCTGAGCGAGGTAACCCTCCCATAAAATAGAAGGTTTTATTTTCCAATGTATTGTTCATTACTTAATTTAACCATATATAGAACTCAAATGGAAATAGGAAAAATGTATGTGTTTTAAATTACATCCCAAGATAGTGTGTCTTCATTCCAGAGGTAGTCACTGTCAGGATTACCTGTAGGTTTAGCAACAGGAGCATCCCAAACACAGGTTTCCTCATTTAATATCCAAGAGGCAAAGGGTTTAGGTGATATAAAAGCATCTCTTTCAGCATCATAGGTGTCGCCTATGCACGCATACCTTTTACGAAAACTATTATTAATAGAGGTTCTCTTACATACTTGGGTTTTAATATTGCCATAAAAAGTTTCCCAAGCCTCAGTAGAACCACCTACCTCTGTTCCATCTGTGTCAACTTGAGTTATATTTTCATCAACCCCAGTAATTACTTCAGTAACAACATTGTTTTCATTTAAAAAAGCATAGTGTGCCATCATGCCCAACTCACATTCCCGCTGCCAGCAGTAATAGTGGCTCTCTTGTAACCGCCACTTGCTGCACTCTCTGAACCTGTTAAACCTGCACCAATTGTAATTGTCCAATTATCAGCATATCTTAAAATAACTATTCCAGAACCTCCAACGCCTCCATTATTTCCTTGACCACCACTACCACCGCTGCCAGTATTAGCACCAGCACTAGCGCCGTCTCCTGGTTGAGGGAATGACATTCCATTACCGCCAGCAGCCCAACTTTCGGCAGAACCTCTAATGTTTGTTGATCTTGCACTTCCGCCAGATATACCACTTGCTGCATTAGCCGCTCCACCACCGCCGCCACTGCGAGAACCGTTAAGTCCTGCAGCACCATTGTGTCCTTGCCCACTTGTTCCACTTCCACCAGCGGCAGAGTTTGAGTTAGTGCCTCCACCACCTGAGCCTCCAGAAGCACCCGTAGGACGGTCTTGACCAAACCCGCTTTGGCCGCAGCCACCACCGCCACCACCAGAAGAGGTAATTGTATTAAAAGTTGAAGAGGTGCCATTACCACCTGGAGATCCCCACACAATTCCACCACCAGCGCCAACTGTTACACTGTAATTAGTAGAAGGAGTTAAAGTTACCGATGACTCAACAGTGCCTGGTGTACCGCCACTTGCAGTTACTGTCGAACGAAATCCTCCAGCACCACCACCACCACCTTGGTATGAGCCACCGCCAGAACCACCAGCAACAACTAGATAATCAATTGTAAGAGGTGCAATTGGAGTAATAGGAGAAGTTGCAGCACTTGCTGGACTTGTTCCTGTGGAGTTGCTTCCACTTACGGTAAATGTGTAAGCGGTTCCACCAGTTAAACCAGAAACTGTTATAGGTGATGAACCTGTGCCAGTAACAGATCCAGGAGTAGATGTAGCAGTAAAAGTTGTAACAGCACCACCAGTAGTAGCAGCAGTGTAAGTTACAGTTGCTGATTGAACTCCTGCAGTTGCAGTACCAATAGTCGGCGCATCAGGAACATCACTTATCTCAGTAACGGCATTTAAGCCATCAGGAGTTCCTTCAATTCGTTCATCTTGCGCTCTACGAATACTCATGCTGTTCTCTCTTCCCACTTTAATTCTGATTCATTCCAAGTGTAAACTTTATCATCTTCTGGCATAGGGGTAGGTGCATTCCAGAAACAGGTTTCCTCATTTAATATCCAAGAGGCAAAGGGTTTAGGCGGTATAAAAGCATCTAATGCATAATTAAAAGTCATACCTTTAGCAGCATAATTTTTACGATAATTTCTATTGTAAGATGTTCTTTTACAAACTTGATTTCTTTGATTACCATAAAAAGTTTCCCAAGCCTCTGAACTTCCGCCAACTTGAGTGCCATCAAGATCTGTTTGAGTTATATTTTCATCAACCCCAGTAATTACTTCAGTAACAATGTTGGTTTCATCTAAGAATGCATAGTGTGCCATTATGAAAAACTCACATTTCCGCTGCCAGCAGTAATTGTTGCTATTTTAAATCCACCACTTGGTGCACCCTCTGTTCCAGTTAAACCTGCACCAATTGTAATTGTCTTTGTATCTGGATATTTAATAATAACTATTCCACTTCCACCACTTCCAGCATATCGACCAGAACCACCATTACCACCACCGTTGCTACCGCCACCGCCGCCTCCTGTGTTGGCATTAGCAGAGTTACCTGATTGTGCGCCGCTAGCACCCCCACCAGCACCGCCAGAACCACCACCATAACTTTGGAAGCCACCGCCACCGCCACCGCCGCTATATTGAACGCTATTTAAAGGGGAAGTAGAACCTGCTGCTCCAGGGCCTCCAGATGTTTGGCTATTATGAGAAGTGAGGTTGGTTGAATCAGGGCCACCACCACCACCACCGCCTGCTGCTTGTCCTTGTGCGCTACTAGTGCCGTTACTTCCTTGCTTTGGAGAAGTTGAAGGAGTGTTACCTGCGCCACCAGAACTACCAGCACCGTAATGTTGTGCTCTACCACCACCAGCACCACCGCTATTGCCGCCACCGCCAACAGCACCGCCACCGCCTCCACCGCCACTAGAAGTGTGGGAATTAAAACTTGAGTCACTACCATTAGTTCCTTGCTCTTGGCCAAACGTATATCGACCACCGCCACCGCCAGCACCTACAACAACTGCTAAATTTGTTCCACCACTTACTGTTTGATCTGTAAAGGTTCTCATTCCACCACCACCGCCGCCAGCACCAGCCTGTTCACTACCACCCCTATTGCCACCACCGCCACCACCACCAGCAACAATGGTGTAACTAATAGAAACTGTTGAAAAAGGAGTTACAGGAGTACTAGAAGAAGAGGCAGGACCAGTTGCAGTTGAGTTAACGCCTGCAATTGTAAATGTATAAGCAGTGCCATTTACATAAGTACCAGTAGCAGTTAGTGGAGATGTTGTGCCAGCCTGTGTAGTTATAGCAATAGATGGATTTGAAACAATAGAGTAAGAGGTAGGGGCACCGCCAGTAGCCGCTGCAGTAAATGGAACTGAAACAACAGTGGCGCTAGTTACGGTAGGAGTACCAATAGTCGGCGCATCAGGAACGTCAGAGATAGCAGTACCTGTCTTGGTGATGCCTGATGTATTTGCTCTTTTAATATTAGCCATTTATTTCTTCCCACTTTAATTCTGATTCATTCCAAGTGTAAACTTTATCATCTTCTGGCATAGGGATAGGTGCATTCCAGAAGGAACCTGATCTAATCCATGACGGATATGGCTTAGGTTTTACAAATATATCTTCTTCGGCATTGTAAGAAAATCCAATACTTGCATATGTGCCACGGATTTTAGAATTATAACTGGTGCGCTTGCACATTTGCCCACGGAAATTACCATACCAAATCTCTGGACTTAAGCCTTCAATTAACTCAGTCTCATCAATACCAGTAATAACATCTACAACAGTATTATCTTTATCTAAGAATGCGTAGTGTGCCATTATGTCCAACTCACATTTCCTGTGCCTGCAGTAATTGTGGCTCGCTTGTAACCGCCACTTGGAGAACTCTCTGTACCAGTTAAACCTGCACCAATTGTAATTGTTTTTGTATCTGGATATTTAAAAACAACAATTCCAGAACCACCATTATAAGCAAAATTATAGCGATAAATAGCACCGCCACCTCCATCACCCGTATTAGTTGCACCTATTGCACCGCCACCTCCTCCTCTACCTCCTGTTGCGTAAGTATTATTATTTACAGATGTTGTATAACCTGAACCTCTAGCACCAGGAGTTCCATTAGTAGTATTACCATTACCACCAGCGCCACCAGCGCCACCTCCACCGCCACCAGCAGCGTTGCTACCATTACCAACCCACCCACCACCATTGTTTCCATAACCAGTTGCTCCGCCTGAGTTACCCTGTGTTGCAGAACCTGCAGTGCCAGTGACAGTTCTAGCGCCACCACCTGAACCACCATTTTTTCCATTTTGTCCACCAGCAGCGCCACCGCCACCGCCACCGCCAACTGCTGTTATCGTATCAAAACTTGAATTTCCGCCATTACCGCCAGCATCTCCATCTCCTGAGGAAGTATTAGCAGCACCACCTCCACCACCTATAGAAACTGAATAATTAGTAGATGGATATATAGTTCTTGATATTTGTTCGCAAAGACCGCCTGCTCCACCACCACCACCCCAGTTTTCACCACCACCAGCACCACCAGCAACTACAACTACATCAAGACTAATTGTTGCTAATGGAGTAACTGGGTTAGATGCAGAAGATTGCGCTCCAGTAGCGGTTGAGTTAACACCAGCAATTGTAAATGTATAAGCAGTATTAGTTACAAAAGTACCAGTAGCAGTTAATGGAGAAGATGTGCCAGCCTGTGTAGTTATAGCAATAGATGGATTTGAAACAATAGAGTAAGAGGTAGGTGCACCGCCAGTAGCCGCTGCAGTAAATGGAACTGAAACAACAGTGGCGCTAGTTACGGTAGGAGTACCAATAGTCGGCGCATCAGGAACGTCAGCAATAGGCGTATTACCCGCCATGACACTCTTTAGCGAGACTCTGTTAGTGATAGTCACTTAATTATCCTAACTAATTTTTAAGAAATTTGGCTTCCGTATGCAGAGAAGGACAGTGTTGCAGAAGAGCCAAAGACACGAATACGGTCACCAGCAGCCAGAGTTAATCCAACAGTTAGTACTGTGGTATCTGATGCTGCAACAGTTGCTCCATAAACAATGAAGTGCTTTGCAGTAGCAGATGATCCAGCATCAGCAGATGGTTGAACTGCAATGCGGTAGGTAGCAGAACTTGCTGCTTGGTTACAGATAACGAGTGAAGAAACTACAGACTCAACTGATGTTGAGGTATATAGAGTTCCTTCTGTTGTTGCGCCAAGAGTAGCGGTCGCTACTTGGCCTAGAATTTTATACGCTGTTGCCATGAGACTCCTTCGAAGGGGATAAGCATAGGTTAATTGGTACAGGAAGAATATGTGGGCTAAAGTGTCCCTATGAATTTGGTGCAAAAATCGGTTTCTCAAGGGGGCAAATTAGCGCCCTTAATTCTACCGCACTCCATTACCTATGGTATGGGTTTAATGAATCCATCAATCTTTGTTGATGATGATGGCGATATTTTAGTAAATATTCGACACGTAAATTACACACTCTATCATTCAGAAAAAGACCAGCGCTTCTTTAGTCCTTGGGGACCACTCTCCTACCTACATCCTGAAAAAGATCAGCGACTAGTTACTACCAACTATTTAGGACGTCTTGATAAGGATTACAATTTAATTAATTTTACTAAGGTCGATTACTCTCGATTTGATGTTCCACCTATCTGGGAGTTTGTTGGTGAAGAGGATGTCCGCATCACTCAATGGGATGGCAACTACTACCTGATCGGGGTACGGCGTGATACCACGCCCAATGGGCAAGGTCGCATGGAGTACTCTAAGATCGAATTAGATAAAACCAATTGGACAGCCACAGAGGTGCAGCGAGTTCGTATTCCACCTCCTGTTGATTTTAATTCTTACTGTGAAAAGAATTGGATGCCTATCCTTGATATGCCGTATCATTTTGTTAAGTGGGCTATGCCTACCGAAGTCGTTTGGGCTGATCCTGATAAGTCGCAGTCTAAGCAGGTACTGACAAAAGAAACTCCGCCGATTTCTCCTGATCAACGTGGTGGTACTAACATCGTTGCTTGGGGCGATTACTACATTGCGTTTACTCATGAAGTTAGATTGTGGAAGAATTATTTAAATCAGAAGGACTCTGTATACCGACATCGAATGATTGTCTGGGATAAAGAGTTTAACTTTGTTGGCGTTACAAACCCGTTCGCATTCTTAGATACTCCTATTGAGTTCTGTGTAGGTGCTGCCATTATAAAGAAGAATTTAGTATTAACCTTTGGCGTTCAAGATAACTGTGCCTTTGTTCTTGAGGTTCCTAAGAAGGTTGTTAATAAGATGATTACGGAGGCCATGTCTTATGAGCGTTAAAGAGTTCGCTTTAAAACTGGCTGAAAATCCTAATGATCCTCAGATTAATTTTGATCTAGCATCTGCATATGAAGAGGGCTTACAGTATGCCTCTGCTGCAGGATTCTACTTACGAGCCGCTGAACACGGTTATCAGACACATCCATTAATAACTTACACATCGTTATTAAAGATGGCCCTGTGTTGGAACGCTCAAGGAGATAGGAACCGAACTGTCTATAACAATATTATGCAGGCCATTGCATACTTACCAAATAGACCAGAGGCGTATTTTTTACTCTCTAGAATTAAAGAACGAAACAAGGAATATCAAGAGTGCTATACCTACGCAGAGTTAGGGCTACTGTTTGCAACAAATGCCTTTAATCAACCTCTTCCAGGGTACGTTGAGTACAACGGAACCTACTGCCTATTATTTGAGAAGGCTGTTGCTGGATGGTGGATTGGGCGCAAAGATGAAAGCAAAACTCTATTCCAGCACCTACTAGATGATCACAAGATGGCTGAGGAGTATGTGAATGGATGTCTTAATAATATGAAATTGTTTATCTGATGTTTCCTAATTGGTTTAAAGATGTAGAGAAGTACTTTAGACATGTGCCAAGTGTTCCACTTCGTGCACTGCAGATCGGTACCTACACAGGAGACGCCACTGAGTGGCTATTAAAGAATCGCACCATTGAATATCTAGATGATGTTGATACCTGGGAGGGCAGTGAAGAAGTTGCCCATGAATCTCTGGATTTTTCTTCAGTAGAGGCTTACTACGATTCAAGATTCCCAAAGGATGGAAGAATCATAAAGCATAAGATGAGTAGTGATGACTTCTTTATTCGTAACGCTAGTTCATATAACTTCATATACATAGATGGTGATCACACCGCCCTACAGACCGCTATGGATGGCTTGAATGGCTTTAGGCACCTGGAATCAGGTGGGGTGATGGCATTTGATGACTACCTCTGGAATTATGGCGGAGGAGAGTACAGAGAGCCTAAGAGGGGCGTGGATTGCGTTCTTAATCTCTGTAAAGGCGAGTACACAATGATTGAGTCTGGCTATCAGGTGTGGATTGAGAAGTGTTAGATAACGCCTGCTTTGAGGTCTTCCATACTGATACTGGAAATAAATTAAGAAACAAATCTTACGAGGGCATTTTAAATTCTGTGTCCTTCTTGCCACGCCTTGGCTCTCCTACTATGTATTTAAATACCGCTAATAAGGCTGAGGAGTTTATTAATCAAACACCAGAGTTTAAAATAAACACCGTCACCGACTTCTGTAAGCCAGGAGAGACCTTCCCACCATCCTCTGGAGTTATAGGAGTTTGGGCAAGTACTTACTTGGCTTATAAGAAGTTTTTAGAATCTGATAAAAATGTGCTTTTACTTTTTGAAGATGATATTACATTAAGTTCAAACTTTAAAAATGTTGCAACTTTATATATGGGAGAACTTATGCCTATATGGGATTTCTTTTCATTCTTTGTTCCTGATGATTCTTTATTTGCGTACAATCAAAATGACCACGATATTGGTGAAGAGTATGTTTGCAAGTCTTATCAGCAATGGTCCTGTGCTGGGTATGCTGTCAGTAGGCGAGGAGCAGAAAAAACAATTGCTGATATTGAATCAAGAGGAATTAATTGCCCTATAGATTGGTACATCTTTAATTTTAGAATGAAACAAGAAGAAAACCAGATGCGGTTTAATACTTTTACAATAAAACCACAAGTATATAAACCTATAAAGTTTTTATCAGAAGCGGCTCAACACAGTCAGATTCACAACGGTAGTACAGAACTTCTTTAACTACATACCGCCGTATAACAACACTGTGGTTGTTGGATCTGCAGCAACTTGTCCCTGAGTTCCCTGAGTACCTTGAGTGCCGTTAGTTCCACCAATACCTTGTGTACCTACAGAACCCTGAGTTCCTTGAGCACCGTTTGAACCAACAAATCCTTCAAGACCTTGTACGCCCTGTACGCCTTGAGTTCCTTGTACGCCTTGCGCTCCAACGGTACCTTGAGTTCCTTGAGCACCGACATCACCTGTACGAGCAAAGGTAATTAATACGTCATCTGAATTTGAAAAAGTTCCATTTCCAGAAACATAAGCAACGTCAACAGTAAACCAACCTGTGTTATCTGTAAGAGAAGAAATTGTATAAAGTTTAAATACACTGGTATCTAATTTCTGTGATACACGTAAGTGTCCTTTAATTGTTGAAGTTGAATCATCAATTGTTTGTAAGAAGGAAGAGATGTCTGTAGAAGCATCATTACTTGCATCAATGTACATAGCAGTTGCTGTTGTAGGAGATGCGTTAAATCTTAAGTTTCCAGTTCCTGGATCAGCATTAGTAGTACTTGTTAAGAAGGTGTAATCAAAAGTGGCTCCACCAAAACTACCAACAGTACCTTGGGTACCAAGAGTTCCTTGAGTTCCTGTAGTTCCTTGAACGCCTTGCGTACCTTGAGCGCCAACAGTTCCTTGAGCACCATCTAATCCTTGAGTTCCTTGAGTTCCTTGAGTTCCTTGAGTTCCTTGAGTTCCTTGAGTTCCCTGTGTTCCTTGAGCGCCTGTCTCTCCAAGAATTCCTTGAACACCCTGAGTGCCCTGGACTCCTTGAGTTCCTTGAGTTCCTTGAGTGCCCTGTGTTCCTGTTGGTCCTTGTAATCCTTGTGTACCTTGAATGCCCTGAGCGCCAGTGGTTCCTTGAGCACCAGTAGTTCCTTGAACTTGAGTTACAGTTGTATTAATTACATTTGTTTCAGCATCGTGAGTAAAGGTAATACCTGTTTTACTGCCGCTATTTAAAGCATTTGCAATACGTGCATTTGTAGCATATTTATTTGTAGTACCTTCAGAAAGATCATCTGTAGTGCTTAATGCTGCACCTGAGATAAGTGTGGCAATATCATCCGCATCAATAAAGTATGGCAAAGTAGCATAAGCAGTAGTGCCATCACCAATTTTAAATTTATTACTTGTACTGTCGTAGCAAACTTCACCAGCATATGGTGTTGGGTTATTTGCAGTCCATTGACCAGTGGTTCCTCGTCGTACTTGAATGCGTACTGATGCCATTAAATTACTCCTCCACCATCATAAGAAAGGGCATAAACATCTGACCCACCTGCTTCATTTCCACCATCAATTGTTGCTGAATAAGAATCACTTCCTCCAGCCTCATTTCCGCCTTCAAGTATATCTGCCTCTGCGTTAGTAACAATCTCAAACCACTGTGCACCATCAAATACAAACAGATTCTTTGCATCTGTGTTGTAGTAGATATCACCAGCGTACCTGCCAGTAGGCGCTGTGCCTACGGCAAGTACGTTAATAGGTACGAGGGCTCTTTTGCTCATTTGTTAGGCTTTAACTACTACCCTATATGTTTCACCTGATTGTGGAGCCACTGCAAATCCA